TTTTAATATCATACGTACGGCACCGTTTTACTCGGCTGAAAACACATACGCAATACCCCTAAATCTTGTTCTAAAGCAAATTGCCAGTCTCCTTTATTTCCAAACTTACAATATTGAGGATCATGAACATGACGCATTCGCAATGAATAATAAGACGGAAATTTTTCAAATAATTGCTCCTTACTCAATCCTAACAAACGAACATAATTATTTATTCTCTTAGAAAATTTTGGTGAATTTAACATATCATAAAATAATTCTGATGGCGTAAGAGGGCATTTAGCCATGACCTCATGATAGAACATTTCTATCAGATTATAAGCATAAGGATTAGTTCCCATAGTATCCCAAGCACATCCTATCGCTTTTAATATTGAATAAGCTAATTCATCTTCATTACAAAATAATTTCAACATTGTCTCATCTACAGGTTTATAAGGAAGAACAGGCGCCAATCTAGGATCATCTCCTTTTATAAAATATCTCTTCAAGAAACGTACACCTTTTTCTTTTAATCCTCCTGTTTCAAAATCTGGTACAGATAAAAATTTATCATACTCTTTATAATCTCTCAGCTCCAAATCGCAGACTACAGACAAAAAATCTCGAAATCCATTAACACCTATAATAAAACGTAAATCTTTAGGACAGCACCACACATGATCATCACCATATACAACTATACGAATATAGCCTCGGTCTACGAAACCTTGAATACTTTCTCGCATATGGGGGTGCCGCTGACACACATCTTCTATATACATCCAAAAAAGCAAAGCCATAATCCAACTATCTCCATGAGACGTTTCTTTTCCTCCTGAATACATTACACCTCTCATAAAGCGCCACAAATTACCTGTATTAAGAACCACTTTATTTGAAATGTGATACATTAACAACTTCGTAAGCTCATTAAAAATTCGTTTCTGCTCTGCATTCATATTCTTACGATCATAATAACGAATTCCACTAGCTATATACAAATATAATTGCCAATCTTTTATTCCTTTATCTAAGCTAGTTACATCTCCGTCTGCCCAAAATATATCAGGATTATCTCCATTAAGATACTTAAATAATTCCCAATTACCTCCATAATTGTGTCTATTTCCTATTCTAATCATATTACCTCGTTCAAAATACATTCTATCTTTACCTAATAATGTAGAAAGGAATACCATATCAGGATTAGGAATAAAAAATTCACGCAATTTTAATATATACTTACACAACTCTTCAACTTTTTTTTCATATCCTAAAACCTTCCATTCACCTTTTATACTAATAACATTGAAAGGTTGAAACTCATAAGGCAACTTTTTTGCTACTCGCATCATAAATCTATGAAATCTTCTAAGCGAACTTTCACAATGGAATAATTTCTGACCACTATTATGCATTTTATATGTAGTATCTCCTATCTCTGCTTCCATTTTATGCCCGGGAAATATTCCTCCTGATGTACCTATCTTTAAATAATTAACTAATTCTCGGAAATCATATTTAAATTTAACTGTTCCTACTCTATTATCACATTCCAAATTTCGCTCAAGTATCCTCAATGCATTAGGTAATAATTTACATGATCGTATATACGCATCTCCTCTTAAAGCTCCATCTTTATTAAAATCTCTCCCTAGTCTAACCAAGGTGGCAGGAGAAACCATATTTTGAGTATAAAATACTTGAGGAAAACCATTCACTTCTTTGGTTATCATATCTCCCCAATGTAATCTTCGTTTACAAGCATCAGCTAAAGTTCCCGGACGAATTTTAGCTGCCAACATCCCTGTAACATTTCTTAAATGAATATCTGAAATTTTATTAATAATAGGAATCAACTCAGGATTGACTTGTATATTTGTTGGAGTAGGCTCATTCCTATGAGTAGTCATAGGTGCTATTGTCATTTGTGATTTACTTCGATATAATTCTTGATAATATCTATAATAACTTCCCCAATGAGTTACCTGTCTTCTTACTAACGATGCATTAAGCAAATAATAATTACTTACTACTCGCGCATAAAAATCGTTAATCATATCATCATTATCTCTAAAAATTCGACGACAAATAACCATTGGTTCAAACTCTATTTCCTTAGGTGAAAAAAACCGATAAGCACACTCCACATGATGAAGTGGGCACATGCATATCTCTCTATCCATTCTTCTCGCGTGTCTTGATAATAAATACTCTAAAACCGGCACTCTAGGTTTTGATATTTTGTTTAAGTATAAATCTAAATATTGTAGATCCAACTTGGGGTAGTATGCACTCAACAAC